ACATCTGTACCCATAGCTTCCTCTTTCTTTATCTGTCTAAATAAAGTATCATAGCTAGTCTTTTGCGATGTAGTAAGAGTAGGGTTACTAGATATAAACAATGCTTCAATTTCATCAGGGGTAACACTTCTTTCGTACCTACCCATAGCATCATCTATAGCTGACTTAATCTTACGAACATCTTTGCTAAATAGTCTGTCAGGACATTTAGACCCTCTATGTTCATCATAAAAGTCTTTATCCATCAAACTTCTTATTAAGGCTAGTTCCATGCCATCTCCTTTAGTTTGTTAATATCAGTTTCGTTTTCATACTTTAAGTCATCTATTATACTTAAAATCTTTACATTGTCAACCCAACCACGTAATTCTTTAGCCATTGCCATAGTTTTGGGCAAAGCATCAGGGTCTAGTGCTACAATAACTTTTTTAAATACACTTAGATATTTTCTGTATTCTTCAAGCAAACTTGTACCTAGAATAGCTACGGCAGGAACACCTTGTTTAGCACAGACTAAAGCACTAATGCAGTCCTCTACAACGACACATACATCTGACGCGTCATGAGGATTGGTGATGATAGTACCTGCCCCATCTAAAGCTATAAAATATGGCACTCTACTTTTCCCATACCGTTTCCATTTAGGTAGTTTGTACTTGCTTTCAGCTTTACCTACAGCATCGACCAGTACACCCTTTTCATCATGTATAAGATAGACTACTCGATTATCTTTTACATCATACATAGTATGTCTAGACTTTTTAACTATGTATTCAGGTAATTCAAAGGGTTCTTGCTTTTGTGCTTCACTGTTACGTGAGTCAGCTATTTTACGCATGTCTTCTATAGACATATGCATTCTAGCCCTACCACTAGCGTCGCACGATGCCTTAAAACAATTCCATAGCCTTGTACCCATGCTGTTTGTAATAGTAAATGTCTTTAAACCATTACACATAGGACAATTTATTCGTACAGTCTCGTTTACAGGCACATCTAAATCACGAACATATTCGTATAAGTTCATGCAATCTCCATAAGTTTATTAGGATTGTTATAAATTGTGTCAACTTTTGGGTGTTCTATATCAGTAAACTCCAAGTCACAAAAGTTACCACAGTCAGGCATAACCATAGGTGTGTGTCGACCTGCTTCAGGGTCTAACTCGTCAAGAAATGTATGTCGAATACAAGAGTTACCCACATATCTTTCAGCCTTAGCCATCTTATCAAAATAGTCAGGGAAGTCCACCCTAATCTTATTCCAATAGCCTTTACCACCCTTTACACAACCTATACAGTTATTATTTGTATAGCCAAGCGTATACATAAGTGGTCGTTCTATACCTTGTTTCTCTAGAAAATATAAACACTCAGGTTTAGTCATTTTACTATCTATTAGTGGAAACAAAGGCTTTGCATCAGGGTATTGTTCTCTAAATCTAATAGCCCTATTTATTTCTTTCTTAGAATACTCAAAGCCAAATATCTGTCCACTGTAATCTAATTCTTTTTCTAAATTAATCCTAATCTTTTTCTTAAGTTCTAGTGTACACCTAGCACCACTTGGACCATTTACGTATCGTTCTTTCTTAATTACGTCGAACTGGTCGTCATATTTTGCTGACTGTTTTACAACTATATCTCTACCATACCACTCTTCACACTGTTCTTTAAATCTATTATTATCTTTGTGTGCTGAGTCAATATGAAAATAAATAGGCATTACATTATCTTTGCCATACTTATCTATTGCTAGTTTAGTTGCAACAGCGCTAGTAACACCTGCACTCCACCAAGCTATTATCATTATCAATCTCCTATATTATTAATATACTACCCTCGGACAGCTGACTGTCTTATATACGATAAATCATCATCTGTCAAGCCCCTAATTTCAAAATCTTCAGATAATAAAAACTTATCTGCATGAAAATGACCTATATTTTCGTCATCTCTCCTCAAAAAGTCCTCCATTTCCTTAATAAAATCATCATTTTTATTATTTTTATCCATTAGCATTCTCCTTTCTTAATTTTAATGCGTTATTTGCACTAGCAAATGTATTTTTTAGATAAGGTTTTACACTTTGTGGGTTGACATGACCAGTCACCGACATAATTTGTCCCATACTGACCCCTGCATCAACCATTTCCATCGTTCCTGTACGTCTTAGGTCCGATAATCTTAAATCTTGCGATAAACCTGCCATATTCATGATTCTACGTGCTTTATTGGGCAGTTTATACAAGCTGTAAGGGTTATAAGAACCTCGTCTAGGCACAGGATTGGGTACAACCCACTCTTGAAAGCCAAAATCATTCTCTTGCACCCTTAACATCTCACATAAATCGTCTTCTATAGGTAAAAATACCTTAGCTCGACGTTTAGATTGCTCTATATTAACTCTTTGTCTAGGTAAGTCAAGACTTGACCATTGCAATAAACGCATATCACCAACTCTTTGACACCATTCATATGACATCTGTGCTATAAGCCCTACATTTCTAGTTTTAAAGTCAGAGTATGCTACTTCTAAAAATCTCATGACATTTTCTTTTGTCCAAACAACTCTCCTAGTTTGTGTAGCATGTTTTTTGACATTACTAAACGGATTTATCTCACAGTAGTCCATATTTATACCATGTGAGTACACAACTCGTGAACACGACATAACGTGGTTTGCCATATAAACGCCACGTTTACACCACATTTCATAAGCTGTCCTAGCCATGCCTGTACTAATAGAATTATATCTATGTAGTCGTAAAGACCTGCCATTGACTACAGTATCTAATAACACACCTAAAAAGTATTTATATTGTGCTTTAGTTTCATCACGTAACTCATTGAATTCATACGATAAATAATAATCATGCACTAGACCATTTAAAGTCTTGTCACTCATTGCATTTGGTCTAGCTTTTAGTTGTTTTTCGTAATCTTTTATTAAGGCATTTAACTTTGCACCCTGCTTGATAGCATCTGCCTTATTTGCACCTAAATTACATCTCTTAACAATCCCCTCCTCCACATAACGTGAAGGGGGGTTGTAACGATAATAGGTGCTACCATCAGTTAGCTTTGCCTGTCTTATATATTTTGTCATTAGGCAGCTTCTAGTTGTTTAAATTGTGGGCTAGCTATCCACTTGGCTACTTCTTGCTCACGAAGCCACATAGTTTGGGCTTGTGTGTCATTACCAGTGTTTCTCATCCTAAACCCATTTCTCTCATCTGCATAACTTGCATAGTTAGTAAAGGCACTATACAAAGCAAACACAGTTTTACCTCGCTTGGATACCTCTTGTTTGTACAAACCAAACATCTTCTCTGATTTACTTTCAGAACCCATCAAAGAATCTAGCATAGCTTTAATATCAAACTTGCCTATAGGACTAAATGCCCACTGTTGAAACTTATCCATTTGAGTATCAAAGTCTCGCCTAGAATTCTTAAGTTCATCTATAAATCTATCCATACTAAAGTTAGAGCTATTCTTTCTACGAACCTTGTCGTAGTCGCCTGTAATCATACCATTTGTACAGAACGTATCTATTGCACCATAGTATACTTGATTAGAACACGAGCCATCAATGGCATGTAGTGCTATAAATCGTTGATTTACAGTAGTCTGGTGCTTATCCGACACTATTGTACGTTGTACGTTGGGCAGGGTAATATCCATCATACCCCAAGAGTTATTCCTAGCACTTCGCCACGTTACTTTGGCATTATCTAGTTGGGAACTATCTAAATTCTCAGTCATAGCATCTTCTACACCCTGAAAAAAGGGGCGATGGTCTGCACAACTAAAATTGTGACCAACAACACCCAAGTATTCACCTGTTACGTCGTTGATAACATATTTTTTATCTTGAACCTTAGTTGGCTCAAATTGCACACCAAAATCTAACTTGGTTGGCATGTCTAGTAGTAAGTTATTATCATTTACAAAATCTAATGGCATATTTATCTCCTTTGCCTGTTAGTTGGGGTTAAACCACGAGGGTTTGTCTCTACCATTGTTATACCTAGCAAATCTAGCTTTGTCAACAATATAAAATTGTCGGTAGGCTTTCAATGGATAGAATTCATCGGTCTTTAACTCGTCAAGACCACTAAAACATTGTGGGTGTCTAGTTGTACCACCTGCACGAGACCACGGCATATACATCCTAGCAGTTAACAACACATCTTGATGTTTACTAGCACCATGAATTTTACCGTACCTATTCGTATACTCCTGTAGCATAGCATGATATAATTGCCAAGCAAATGTATAGTTTGACCTATTGCGTTTTGCCCACAGTGTACATGGGTGTTTTTGATGCACTGGTCTATACAGATTATGTTCTTCTGCATAATTAGGTGCATGATGCCACACAGCAGTGCATAGCATTTGCGCTTCTTCTAGTGGCATCTTAACTATATGTTGGTCACATAAAGATTCAGCAATCTTTTGTGGTGTATCTTCTATAAGAAATCTATTCATGCTCTCCTCCATTACCTCTGCCTAGACCTCTCTCTTTGTACCAATGGTCAAAGTAAGTAGACCTACGCTTTGATATTTCAAACACAGCCACAGTCATAACTATGGCAAATATTAAGATTAGATGAACAATGGCAGTAAAACCAAACACCCACATACTACCTACCCATAAAGAGAATGCTACACACCACATCCATGCAAGTAGTTGCATAACCATATGCCTAACATGTAAGTCCTGTATATTACTCAGTGGATTACGTTCATAGTTCATCACTGTTTCCCAACAATCATATATAAATTTATTCATATTTAATATCCCATCTATAGAAGATATGGTCTTCTATTCTAGTTATATAAGTTTTAGTACTCGCCCACTCAGGTGTTACATAGTACGCATGGTAGTGTGTTGCACCCTCTACGAAGTCGTCTAGGTTGCCATAATACACACCATTAGCTACATTAATGGCTGTGTCCCATGCATGTGGCTCTTTCGGTGCATCACTTTTACCATCACAATACCAACTAAATTGGCAACGATTACGGATTGGAAAGTCAGGTTTCCATGAATATGTTGGACCTTGCTCTACAACCTCACACACTGTGTTAGGGTATCTTTCGTCTTTCACTCTATTCATTACCACTTGGGCAACAGCTATCTGTCCAATTAAGGGCTGATTCTTTGCTTCATGGTACACGTTAAGTGCAAGACACAATATTGCTTCAGCTATTAGCATTTACTTCTCCTTTCATTATAAATAACATCTAAGTTTTTCATCTAAGTCGCCTGTGCCATCATAATATTTATCCTCTATGTGCCTAATAATCTCGGCATCGGATATGTGACCACCCAAAGCCTCACGTAATAGATTGGCTGTGATGTCAGGGTAGTCGGCTATAGTCTCGGTCAGCATGTCGTCATACGTACCATAACCTTTGTACTTGCTTGGACCGATAGACCAATAGTTACTATACTCTGTCACTGTTGGGTCACGTTTGACTGGTAGCTTGGCAAACTCATTACCATGTTTACACATATAACTACATAGTGATACAGCATGAGGTATGTCCTGATACTCTTTGCCTGTATGTTGATTGAAGTAACCCACCGAGATATTAGTACACTCGGATATAGTACCTGCATAGTTATCTGTATCAGTAAACGAACCTGTTTGGTCTAGTTTATAGAAATGTATATCCTGCAATAAATTAGCAAGAGCATTGCCAAAGGTATCCGAACAGCATCGCATACCACCTTGATGGGTGATAACACTATCCTGCCCATACCTATCGAAAGCAATAGCTATGTCAATACATTCTATCAGCTCAGGTGTTTCATCTCTAATATAGCTAGAGCCTATACCACCACACTCTTCTTCTCGGTGAAAGATATACAAGCCTTCTATACCATGACGTATCATATTCATCATAATCCATACACCAGTACCACAATCAGCACCCAAAGGTTTACCATCAGTCTTGAATATCTTGGTAGGACTATTAGAGCCATCAAGAGTAATAGTCTGTCGGTATTTGCTTTTACTATTGTGTACAGTATCAGTATGGCACGACCACATAATAGTAGGGCTGTTGCCAATCGTCTTGTACAGATTACCTGCCTTATCTTCTTTAACACCCAAAGGTCGAATGTATTTATTTATCATCTTACGTTCGCCTTTGCTGTTAGCTGAACGGCAGTAGTTCAGTATGTCGTAGAGTTCTTTGATGTCTACCCTACTAGACTTTTTAAGTTGCATTATTGTTTTGCTCCTGTTGTAGTTCTAATTGTAATTGTTCATTATGTTTGTCTGCTTCAACCTCTTTCTCATGTTCTGAGTTGCAGTCTTCACACCTACACATTTCGTCCTCTTCAGAGTAAGTACCCTCTTCAAACCATTGGTCACAGCTCTCACAATAGTAGTGATTATCTGTACAACAATCACATACCCATAAAGACTCTGTACCACGTTCGGTACGAGTAAGGTATCGATTTGTCTTGGGGTCTTGCTCTGTAGTCGTTATAGTTCGAGTAAAGAACCGAATGACTTCTCTCATGTTATCTTGATGTATTACTTCACTACACTCTTCGCACGTCATAAAGTAATTCTCATAACAATGCCAACAAATATCACCTGTGCCATCGACATATACATGGTCGTCGCCCTCGCATTGAGACTCTTCACACCAAGCACACCACCAACCACATTCTTCATGCAGTCCATGTGTATACTGAGCGCAGTAGTCATAGCTATGCGTCATGACAAAATGGTCTCTGTCTTTAGAATATTTAACACCATACTCATTATCCAAGTAAGGCATGATATAGCCATCAATATTATTCTCGCACCTAACTTTTTTAATCTTAGCACCCTCGAAGTCAGCGCCCTTGTCAGGTTTGTAGCCACTCTTGTCGAGTATAGATTTGAGCCTAGCAACATCACCGTAGATAGTGCTGTATACCTTTTTCTTGAGATATACTAATGCCCTACCTCTAGGTTTAGCCAAGCCACCAATATAGGCAATGCCTAAATCTCCAGACCCATACACAACGGTAGGGTGTTGGGAACTAGAGAAGTGAGTAGGACTATGAGACATACATGAACTAGGTCCATTTGTATAGACCTGCACAATATCGTCAGATGTCGTTGCTATCTCTAGCGCACCTGTATCGAAGCAGGCATTGTGAGCTTCTACTACCTCACGTATCCTGTCCTCAGTCAGCCCTTTAGTGAACCGATTGAGATACCTACCAACCTTGATAGGTGTTTGTCTGTCAGCATGACCTTTAGCAGAGTTCTCTGTGTATGCTAACATAGATGGATTATTGAGAGATACGTGGACAAAATGATTGTCGGTGTCAGGTCGTATAAAAGCACCTAGCACATCAACAAAATCATCATCATCAAACCAAATAGGTTTAGAATACTCATTACTTAAAAACCTATCACGCTCCCTTGTAATCCATATTGAGTCGTCATTGTCACAACTACTACACATAATAACCTCCTTGTTTAAGTAGTTTGTCCATAAAGTAAGGCACGTTCCTGTCGCTTATACTTTATCTTACGACGTGTCTGCCTTTGCGATTTGCGGCAGTCCCTAGCCTTTGGGCTACCACTATGTTTAATCCTAATCTTTTCAAAGACTGGACTAACCATCATCTTTTCTATGTTCCTTGACATATTTATCTTTCTCCTTAGCTCTATTGAATGAGCCTTTGCCCTTTTTAGAGGGAACTATTTGTTGCCGTCTCCTACTATTAAGCAGGGCTTTGGCTATAGGATTTACTATATTATATATACCAAATTTGCTCATGGCTGTCAAGCTCCCTCTAAATTGGTCAGATATCTGACTACCTAACCGTGTTTTTTGCGTTTTGTAGCCTTACCCACTTTGTAGCCACCTGCCTTAAACACCATAGAAGATTTGTGCATAGAACTTATAGTGAAGTCAGCTCTAGCCAAATCATCTCGCAGTAATCTATTATAATATTTAGGCGCAGATACGTTTATCTGTGTACCATGTTCTAGCTTTTCCACTCTAGCCAAATCAACAGCACCACTACATTTAGAGTTAGTCATATTAAATTTTATACGGTTATATTTAGTACCGTAGGCTTGTAGCCATCTACGTTGTACCTTTGCAAGTAACAATCTATTTTGAGTAGTCAACACAGTTTTGTAATGCCCTGTGTCTCCGATAGTATTAAAATAAGCCATTCGTCAATCTCCTATGGCGTTACACACCTGAATTATTTCAGGCGATTCCTATAATCGTTGATGCACATTTTAGTGCATACCACAATAAAAACTATAAATATTATATGAAATAATGCAATCATTCTAATCTTTCCATATTTCAGAATAAAGAGGATAATACAAACACAATATAAAGTTCATACCTATTAGCATAAACAATATAAAGGCTAGCATATCATACCCAATAAAAAGTAAATACGTATTCAATATAAGTATTAGTATAAATAATAAACTAGAAATACAAAACCATATGCTCCATGCTTTAGTCATTATACAAATCTCCTTCCATCATTCATTATTTCATCAATAGTTTTAAGCCTTTGTGATTTTTTCCTTTGCTCTTCAGCCATTTCCAGGGTTACTCTTAAACCACAAGGTGAACATCTAGCTATGCCATCAATTATAACTGTCTTTTGTTTAGTACAGTTTTTGCAATTAACATCTACTTCATAACATTTACTACACATTTAGTCCTCCCATTTAGTTTTAAGTTTTACAATGTTATCGGTCAGATATCCGACCATCTCACGTTTAGCTTTACGTTTAGCTAAAACTTCTAAAGTCTTTCTATACAAATTAATACGTTCAATACGTTTTTTACGTTCCACACGTTCTTGAAGTATATTTTTATTTATGTAGAAAGATTGCTCAAGGATTGTATCTAATGCTATTTCTTGTTTATCTCTAACAGGATTTTTACTTTTAATCATTTTAGATTTTAAAGATGAAGGCTTGTTATTCATAGCATTATAAGACCTTAATAATATATAATCTTTTTTAGGCATTTAATTTCTATCTCTTTCTTGGTCAGATATCCGACCACCAATTAAAAAATATTTAAAATCTTCATTCTTTACATATTATCACAAGTAAAAAAGTATGTCAAATCGAGAAAGCAAAAACCAAAAATATATAATCCAAGCACCAAACTTGGATTTAAATTAGTTCACCACCACATCACCACTACTATCATTTCCAGATTATATATTTCTAGAATTAAATATAGGCACGACGGCAGCACCAATATATTTAAACTGGACATATTTTTGTGGACTAAAAAATTTCCAGTCTTTAATCGCCCTAGCACAATCGCCCAAGCACCAATACTTTAAATAGTCAGATATCCGACCAATAATTTAAACTAGAAATTAAATAATTTAGACATAAAAAAAGCTATGCAATAAATAAATATTACATAGCATAAATATTTAATATGATTATTAAGAATTTAGACATAAAAAAAGACTTACAACTAATAATAGCTGTAAGTCTTAAAATGTTTTAATTTTTAGCAACCTTTTTTATATCATTTTCAGAATTTAAAAGTTTATCTTCTAATTCCTGACATTCTTTTGACGCAATCCATTCAATAAAATTGGTAAAATCAAAAGGCTTTCCATCAATTTTAATATTATGTAAAACTGTATAAACTTCAATAAATGATTTAGAATTAATTAATTCATCTAAATTCAAAGAATTATCTTCTTCATCTTCATTATCTGAATTATCTTCTTCATCTTCATTAGAATTATTATCTTTATTATCTTCTTCTTCTAATTTAGATATTTTAGGTAATTCAAAAAAATTCTTTCTAATTAACTTCATTAGATATTCTTCATTAGATATCGATTTATTAGAAATAAAATCTTTTAATCCATCTATACTATTTTCAATTTCTAATTCTTCAAATACTTCTAAAATAGTATAATCGTTCTTTTTAGATTTAAATAAAATTCTATCTAAATCAGTATTAATAAAACTAAAATAAATATCTCTAAAAGCCTTTCTAGTATTACCATGAATTAAATCTCTATCTTTAGCTTTCTTTAATTCTTTAGATTTAGGTAAACGTTGTCCTAAAGCTGTATAAACTTTATCTAGTAGGCTATTATCTGTTTTACCATCTTTCTTTTTACAATTATTATCTAGATGAATTTGAAGAGTACAATTAGCAATCAATAAATCTAAATTATCTGAAAAGTTTTTAACTAAAAAATCTTCTTTATCTTTATTGTTTTTTACAAACATTGAAGAAATAGAAATAGACTTCATTAAAAATTCTTTATGATAATTTTTATTATTTTTATCATAATTGAATAAAGTTTGTTCTTCTTTAGCTGTTAATCCATTTTTAGCTAATGGATTTTTTTTAGATTTAAAATCCTGATAAAAAGAATTAACATCTTCTAGTTCTAAAGCTTTATCGATTAAATTAATTGTATTTTCATTAGTATTAATATTAGACATTTTATGTATTCCTCATAAATAAAAGATTAATAATTTATGGTTAATTAGAATACGTTAAATGTCTTTTAAATCTATATTGCCAATTAATAAAACTCTATAGATACTTGAACAACTATTAATTCAATTATGAAAAACTTAATTACAATAAGACTTCATTAAGCTAGTTTTACAAGCCATTTATTCCTGACTATTTACAATATTAAACTAATAATTATATTTATGCAAATAGATAAAACTATTTCTAGTTTAGATAGGTAGTCAGATATCCGACCAATAAAATGATAGGTGTATATTGTGCAAAGGTGTTTTATGCAACGCCCTTTCCAAACTTGCAATATTTGAAATAATAAAACGTCAATACCAATATTTAGGCGGCAAATGATAATATAACAATTAGCTATTAGTTTTATAATCAATATATACATTCAAATAGATTAAATAATGTTTTATTTTATGCAAGAAATGCAAAGAACATTTTTAATTAGGACTAAATTGGTACTAAAACTTTAGTTTGAGGGTATCAGGCTAGTGCCACTAGGGGGGTATACGATACGTATATACACATATACACAGATTAGGAAAATTAAGTGTTAACCACATTGTAAATTTGTAAATTTATATACAGAAGTGTTGCATTTTTACAACAATAATACGTAAATTAATTAATTTTGGGGGTTGACAGCGCAGGTACTTTCGTGTATAATTATATATAATATAACATATTAATATATTATATAATATATAACTCTAAAAAAGATATACTAATATTAATATACTAATATAATATATTATACACCCCAGTAAAACAGTAATTTCTGTACTAAATTAAGTTTTTTCTTGACAATGCCGAAAAAATCCGTAAAACTATATACAGATAATGTGCTAGATGCTTTCTACGAAGGTATCCGTACTAATACATTACATAAATTACATATACCCCACAGCGATGTATTCTATGCTCGTGCTGCTATTGAGGCTCGATACGGAAAAAGGTACAGTTTAAAGCGTGTAGAGGACGCTATGAGAGCCGAAGGGTGGACAGAAAAGGACGAATCCC